GCGAGTTAGCAATTCTGGCTTTTCTCGTTCCATAGTTACCCCTCTTATCTAAAGAAGCCCCTCACCAAATAGAGGGAGGGGCTTGTCTTTATTGTATTGCTAAGATTACGCCGCGCCAGTTCCGAGTGAACCAACGATACCACGGTAGTCGGAGTAACCTGCGCTAAAGCGCATATATGCACGGTACTTCGCTTGCATAGTGTCGAAGTCTTCCATGTTTTTGAACTCCAATTTTTTACGCCAGAAGAAGTTCAACTGAATCAAAGTTGGGTCAAAAATGAACCAGTTAGTCGAAGAAGTGAGGTAGTCCATAACCACGATTTTGAACGCAGGAAGCGTGTTTTTCGCAGTTGTCGCATCAGATGAACCACCGCTAAGTACACCAGTACCAAGAACGGAAAGGTTTTGTCCACCTACCAATGTACGCGCTGTGTACTCCAAAGCTGGAGGAACAACCAATACAGTTGGTTTACATTGAATCAAGATACCACGGTCATCAACTTGTGCGTGTGCTTGAATCAAAGCCGCTTTCAAGTTACGGTCGGACAATGCGCCGTCAGCTACACCGCCGTAAACTGGAACGGAAGTTGTACCTGCTGTACCATCTGTTTTATAGCCAAGACGGTTAGACATCAAGCCACCGTCCAAGCGAACGTGGTTGTATGCAATCAATGGAAGACCATCGAAACCGTTTGTTGGAGCATTCACACCAGTACCACCTTGAATTGCTGTGTTCAGCACGGTAGCCGCTTGTGTTTCAACTGTTGCGCGAGCCGCACGAGCAAGAGCAGAGGACATTTTGTTGATGGTGTTGTATTGCTCGTCATCAATCAATTTACGCTCTACAGTGAAACCACTTGCAAACTCTTGGTGAACATATTGCAGTGCTTTCGTAGTTGTTGGGTCTTGATATTTCACAGCACCCAATGACTCTTTTGTATCGAACAATCCGAAACCACCCATACGGAAGTCTGTTTCGATTGCTTTGTCAGATGTTGTAACGTTGAAAACTTGGCTGAATTGCTCTGGTTTTTCTTGGTATGTTTCCATAAAAATCTTACGGAGACCTGGCTCCAATAAGCGACCATAGTTACCTTGTTGAATTGCCATTGTTATTTCCCTCCTTTATCAGTCAATTATTAGGATTGAACCACACGGTTAGCGGATTGGATTGTTACAAATGCGAAACCATAACCAGTTGAAGATGCCGCTTTTGCTTGTGCAGAAGTGTCGGAATCAACCAGTTGGAATGGAACGTAAGTCGAACCACCTGCTGTCAAAGACAGAGATTGGTCAGTTGCGCTCGAAAGCAGGTAAGTGTTACCGATTACTGCCGCAGAAGCATCTGCCGCCCAAGGTACGCGATAAACTGCGTTAGGGTCGGAAATGATTTTTGCAAGCGATGACGGATTGTAAATACTGGAGTTAGTAGCCGCATAAGTACCACCAGTTGCAAGACCTAAGAAGTTTTGACCCATACAAACACCGACTTTAGAAGCAACAACAGTTGTGTTACTTACTTTTGCGCCAGTACCTCCTGCGGAAATGACCAAACAGTCGCCGATAGCAGGTGTACCAGAACTAATTGAATAGTCTTTTGTTACTGGAGCGTCCGAACCGCCCAAGCTGTAAGCAAATGAAAACGCCATGTCTAATTCCCTTCTTTCCATTTAGAGTATTCTTTATCTGTCAGTCCGAGTTTCTTCGCAATGTAACGTTCTTCGTTCGTCAGTGAAGGTGCACTATCAGGAGCCTTACCTACGCCAGCAGGTAGGGGGCTTTTCTTTCTACCGCTAACTTCAGCAAGGGCTTCATTCTTTGCAACTTCTTTCAAAGTTCCAAGAAGTTTATGACCATGCAATGCAAACACTGCTTGTTGTAGTGGCAAATCTGTACGACCAAGCGTATCTAACATGTAGAATGCCGCATCGTCAAGGTCAGTATCGGTAAGATTATTAAATTGTCGCTTCAACTCAGCTTTCTCGCCATCTATACGAGCTTGCCATTGTTGAAACTTAATATTTTGAATCTGCTCTTGGAGTTCTTCTTGTTGTTTTCGAAGCTCGTCACGTTCACGAACAAACTCAACTGGAACATTCTGTTTCTTTGCTTCCTGTGCCAACTTTGCCTCATAGAGCTTGTCATAAAGCTCTGACTCAGGAACGCCGTACATTTCAGCTAAAAGCTTGGACGTTTGGTATTCTTTGCTTTGACGCAAACGGTCTTGAACAGTTTGCTCTAGTTGTTGTTGTCTGCGTTGCTCTGCGAATCGAGCATTTTCTTCACGGGATTGCTTCCGTTTTTGTTCCTCTTGAACAGGTTCTTCCTCATATTCTTCAGATTCCTGTTCTGGTTCATGGTCTTGCTCTTGAATATCTTCTTGTTCTGGCTCATCTTCGGGAGTTTCTTCTTGCTCCACGTCTTCATCCTGCGGAGCTTCTTCTTCTACACCGTACATTTCCAGCCATTTTTCGATACTCATATTCAGTTCCCCTTTCCCTTTTTGCGCTTGGGTAGCGAAAGTTTTCCGTTCATGACTTTTTGCGGAGTCACCCGACAATCTAAGAATACAGTTTCTCGAAATTTCTGTCAACAGAAAAAGACGCTATGTTTACACATAGCGCCTTTAACAAAACAGCCAAACAAAAGGTACTCTTAGATTACTCCGAAAACCTAAAGAAGTCAATCACTTCTTGCCCTTCGGCGCTTTTCCGATAGCAACCATAATGCCGATACCTTTACCTTTTGGCATCATCGCATTGTCCATCTTCGTATCTTTTTTACCGCCCTCTTTGATGCCTGCTTTTTTGTCAGCCATCATGTCTTTTTTACTTGATTCCATCTTTCCGTAACCTGCTGGTTTTTTCGCCATGTCATTTCACCTTCTTCAAGTTTGGATTTGCTTTCTTTGCCGCAGGACTAGCTTTACGAGTGCTCGCCGCTAGGATTGCACCTGCGTTTTTCATTGGAATACCCTGTTTCTTAGCGATGTTTGCTTGCGCCGCTTTGAAGCCCATGCCTTTTGCCATCGTAAAACCACCTCCTATTTATTTGCATCCCAAGCCCGAAGTGCCTTATTGATTCGGGAGTTCGGGTCGTTGGCTACTTTCGCGCTGGTTAATTTCTTTTTCATACCTTCCATTCTCGCGATAAAAGCATCCCTACGCTTTGCCGCTTCTGGTGATTTAGCCGCTTCTGCTTTGGTAACAGGTGCTTTCAAATGACCGCCAGTAGCTTTGTTATAACTGGCGCGACCTTTGGCGTTCAAGCCGCCTTTCGGGTCTTTACCTTCAGAGCGTTGCCATGCTGGTGTCTTTGCCATGTTATCCCTCCTACTTTTTGCGATGTTGGTTTCCTTTAGCAACGTTCTTACTTTTGGACATTGCCTGAAGATTGCTCAAACTGTTGTTACTTTTATTGTTATCCTTATGGTCAACGTCTGTACCTTTTGGTAGCGACTTCCCAACTTTACGTTCGTAATCTAAACGAGCGCGGTCAGTGGATGTCATCGAACCATCTGGCTTACGAATGGCATAGATTTCACGTCCACCGTTCTTCGCAGACCCCTTATACGGGCCGTATATCTTATTTTTTCCAGCCATTTCCTCACATCCCTTGTGCCATGTTTTGCATAGCTACAGCATCAGTGGCTCCCTGTGGAAGCTGTGGTTGCGCAGGTGCGCTTGGCTGTTGCTGTCCTTGCCCTTCGCCTTGCTCTTCACCAGACATCATTTGTTGCGCTTGTTTCATCGCCTCAACTTGCGCCTCTTCCATTGAAACTCCTTGCTCAAGCATGTGTGAAATCATTACACCTAATTCTAGTGCTTTTTTCGCCAAGTTGTCCACAGAATTTTGGTCTGCTTTTTGACGGTCTTGCTCCATACGTTGCATGATTTCATCCTGAATGTCGAAGTCTTGGAACTTTAACCACTCTTCAGGTGTGATAATCGGTGGGTTGTACTGGAATTGACCTTGCATTTGCATAAGTTTGTCAGCTTGTTGACGCTTACTTTCTTGTGTAATCGGTGCTTTACTGTAGACATTTGAACGCACACGAAGCGTTAAGTTTTCCGCAGTAAGTTGGTCGATTGGTTCAAACACATCGTACCGTGCTCGTCCGTTTGCTTGAATATTCATAACAGGTCTAGCTCTATCCCATTGATACATAATTGTTAAGGCAATTAAGTAGCTAATACGCTCCACAAAATCGTCAATTTGCATCATCTTGTCTTTGTCACGGACAGACGAGCGCTCAATTAAGCTGTTTACCCCTGTGGATGTAGTCAACGAACCTACCGATTGACCTGTGTACGCCTCGTTAATACCTACAATTTCCTTCATATCTGCTTTTAATCTGTCTTCAACTTCAAGCATTGCTCGTGAAATGTCAGGTGGTTGGATATATTGAACCGCTTGTGACGCAGGAACGTTAGACTGCATCGTCTTTCCTGCTAAGTTGCCTGTTTTTGCGAGTTCTTGTGCGTTAATTCCCGACTCTTTCCACACCACTTTCTGTGGATTCTGATGCAAAGTAGCTAAAATAGCCGCAGTTTGCGCAGTACGGTTTACAATTTTACTGTTTTCAAGGATATCCTCACATGTTGAACGACCCCAGAAGTCGTTTTCTTCTTCTTCATCGTACATAATTGCGAATGGGTACTCACTTGGCTTCACGTCTTCGATTCTTAATAGGAAGAAATCCGAATTACGGAGGTAGTAACTAACGTCAACCTGCCATGCTCCGCTTTCATTTAAGTATCGCTCCCAGTGCGTGTGCACTGTAACCAATTCATCGCCTTTGATGTTTGTTAAAGACGTGTTTAATTTGGTTGTTGTCCGTGTATAGAAGTCGCCAGACGCATCGGTGTTAAAGTCTAGGTCGTTGATGTTATAATCTTTTAGCTTTTGCCCTGCATACTTTTTAAACGCTGGTGTTTGTTTAACCGTTTTAAGTGGAATGACTTCAGTAACCTCAATATATTTACATTCTTCAATGCTGTAAGCATTCGGGTCTGGAAAAAAGTTACCGTTCGGAATGCGTTTCACGCAGATTTTACCAACGTACAAGTGGTTGTCTGGGTCTTCTTCGCCATAATATTTGCCACCTACATAAGTATCATCATTGTACACATAAGCTACAGCAGTTCCTTGAAGCAGTGCTCTGTCGATACATCGACGAACGGTACGGTCAACTTTCTCCATATGCCACACATGCTCATAGGCTTTTTGCAAATTTGCCACGGTTTCATCATCGTTATGATGC